AGCTGACCAGTTTGGTGTACAGTCTGTTGCTAAAGAAATGATTGATGCTAAACTTGCAGCAGAGCAAGTAGCAGAAGTTCGCAGATTAGTAGACCACAGGTTTGGTTCAGGTACGTGGCAAGCTATTTTAGATGAAAGAGCTAAACGTATCAGGGAAGCAAAAGAAGCAGCCGCAGCAGCTAGACGTGAAGCAATAAAAAAACATAACGAAATGATGGAAACAATTAAGATAGTCATAGCTGTTGCTGTGGTTGGATTACTTGCTCTTGGCTTTTTAGCCTTTGCAATTACTGCATCTGCTATGGCCTATTCATTAATTACTTGACAAACATTATTTTAAATGGTATAACTGTACTATGAGAAAACCACAACAAAGTTTAGTTAACTGGACACGTCAAGATTGGAGAACCAAAAGTGGTAAGCCATCAGGACAAACAGGCGAGCGTTATTTACCAGCATCAGCTATTAAAGCCCTCACGCCAGCGGAGTATGCGTCCACCACGGCTGCTAAAAGAAGAGGAACTGCTGCTGGTAAGCAATTCGTCAAGCAACCTGAAGCGATACAAAAAAAGACAGCAAAGTTCAGAAGAGGTAGTGCATAATGTGGACAGCGTTAATAGGTCCAATAGCTAATATAGCTGGGAGTTGGATAGATGGAAAAGTCGAAGAAACGAAAGCTACATCGTCAGTTAAAGTCGCAAAGGCGAAAGCTGAAGCTGCTATCATGGAAAAGAAAGCCACTGGCGAGATTGACTGGGACATTGAAATGGCTCGTAGTTCGGCTTCGTCTTGGAAAGATGAGTGGCTTACCATACTTTTCAGTATTCCGCTAATCCTTGCCTTTGTGCCGGGTATGGAAGAGGTAGTAGCAAATGGCTTCGCAAGACTCAACGAAATGCCTGAATGGTATCAGTACTCACTTGGAGTTATCGTTGCGGCTTCTTTTGGAGTTCGTTCAGCGACTAAATTCTTTGGAAAGAAATAATGGCTGCAGAGAAAATACTTGAATGGAAACTGTTGCCAAGATTTATGATGCTCGTAATGACGCTTATGAGTTGGCGTGTAGTCGAGTGGTTCATGTCCTTACCAGAACCCAGTGCAGCACAGGCTGGTTTAGTATCTGTGGTAACTGGCGCAATGACCGGAGCCTTCGCCGTGTGGATGAATCACGAAGGTAAACATCCCGGAACATCTAATCATCGGATTACGGAGACACGGAAATGAAATACAATACTTCGCATTTCCTAGATAAACTTATCGAACACGAAGGTATGGTCCTGACTGTCTACGAAGATAGCTTGGGTATCGAAACTATCGGAATTGGTCGTAACCTCAAAGACAGAGGCATCACCAAAGAAGAACTAGAATATATGGATATCCCTAGCATGGCGGTTGTCTATGAGCACGGTATTACGGAAGCTGATGCACGGTATCTTGCCCTCAACGATATCCGCATCGTAGAAAACGAATTGTGTCGGGTTCACCCCTGCGTAGAGAACCTAGATTCGGTTCGCCAACTAATTCTGATGGACATGGCCTTTAACATGGGTGTCCCCCGGCTGTGTAAGTTCGTGAAGATGTGGAATGCTATTCACGAGGGTCGGTTTGATATTGCCGGAATGGAAATGATGGATTCAAGATGGGCAAAGCAGGTAAAATCTAGGTCTGTTAAGCTTTCAGAGGCTATGAGAACAGGCGAGTTTTAAACTATGTTTACATGATAGTTTTTGTTCTTTACGTATATCTAGGCGCGAATGTTATAGACAACACCCAAAAGTTTGTAGACATGGACAGATGCTTGTACTTCGCAGAAAAGTTATCTCGACAGCAGTCTGTTCCAACAGGAGATGGTAAAAGACTAAATATAACCGCAATTTGCCGACCCCAACCAAAGTAAGTAAGGAACCAACCATGATTGCCGAAACCCTTGCCGGGATTGCTTTGGTAAAACAAAGTGTAGACTTTATCAAGTCCAATATTTCTACCGTACAAGATATCGGACAGATTGCGAGTCAAATTGACGATTTGTTTCGTGGCGAAAAAGAAATACAAAAGCAACGAAGCAAGAAATCAGGCAGCGGTCTAACCGACCAGTTCGGAGTTCAGTCGGTTGCCCAAGAGACAATTGATGCCAAGCTTGCACAAGAAAAGATGCAAGAGGTATCCATGATGATTGACATGCGGTTTGGGCCGGGAACTTGGAAGGGTATCGTTGATGAACGAGCCAGACGAATCCAAGAAGCAAAAGAAGCAGCCCTAAAAGCACGTCGGCAAGCCATACAAGAACATAACGAGTTTATGGAATCAGTTAAGATGTTTCTTGTGGTAGGTGGAGTTATACTGGTTGCAATAGCCTTGTTGGTTGGCGTTATGGTATCAGCAAGCGCATCCCTGATGTAATCCCTTGACTTTCTCCTGCTAGTTATCTATAATAGCTTTAGAGGAGAATACATGAGAACTCTTGCTATAGACGCTTTACGGCACAGATACGAGGCACAAAAGAAGAATGCGGAATACACTTTTAAACATTGTACAGACAATCTCGAACGGCTTGATGCTGCTTTGGCAGAATGGGTTGACGCAGACCAAAAGATTGTTGCACTCAGCGACATCGAAGATGATTACGATTTTACCGTCCAAACAAGGCATGCGAGCTTGTATGATTAGGTATCTTGCATTGGGTTTGCTAAATACTGGCAAGCCTTTTACTCGTATAGGCAATTGGTTTTGGAAAAAGCACCGCGACGTGTTTAATTGGGATAAAAAGTAATGTCCATCACCTCGTATCCTAATGTGATGACGTTTAGTGGTGGTGTAGGTTCGTTTCCATACTTCTTGCAGGTATCTCGCGGATTAATTGCCGGACACAAACGTGTATTTAAGTTTGGATACAACGGCGACATTGACGACTCAGAAGAGACTATCTGGGATGTAGGCGGCTTGTATGCTTATCCGTCTAGTGCTGTTACCATGACAGCAACCAGTAGTTCGGGTGCCACAGACGAAGATGTCGAAGTAACCATTCAAGGTGTGGATGCAAGTTACAATGAGTTATCTGAAACAGTAACTCTAAATTCATCGGGAACCGCAACAACTACTGGTAGTTTTTTACGTGTTTACCGTGCATTTGTATCTAGTGGAACAGCGTCTGCAGGTAGCATTACAATTGCAAATGGTGGCACAACCTACGCATATATTTCAGCGGCTGACCAACAAACATTGATGGCCTTGTGGACTGTACCTGCTGGTTATACAGCTTATTTGTTTCAAGTAGATACAACAGCTTTTACAGTTCAAAATAACAAAGTAGCTACAATACGTATGCTTACTCGTGAACTTAACGGTGTATTTCGCACACAAAATAAGTTTGATTTGTTCGAGGGTTCATATCATTTGGATATCACATGCCCACAGCCAATTCCTGAAAAGACAGACATTGAGTTTCGGGCGATAGCAGACAGTTCAAATGCTGACCTACGAGTTGCAGCAAGTTTCGATATCATTTACATAGAGAACTAGAGATGCCAGAACGTAAAAAACGCACCCTTGCTCTGGAACTCACCACAAGCAACCAAGATATTTACACGGTTCCGACACGGTTCACAACCGACATCAACAGCATCTACATCAACAATGCTTCTGGTTCGTTGGTTACGTTTAGCTTAGATTGGTACGAAGCATCGACCACAACTTTTTATACTCTTGCTGAAACAGTAGAACTGCCAGCAAACTCGTTACTACAGATTACAGATTACCCCTTGTATTTAATCGGTGGTGACAAACTAAGGGGCCTTGCAAGCGCAAATAGTTCCGTAAATATTTCAATATCCCTTGAGGAGTTTTTCGAAACTTCCTTGTAAACTGCCTATAAGGAGAATACCAAATGGCAATCACAACTGCAATGTGTACCAGCTTTAAGTCTGAGCTTCTAGGTGGTTTACACGATTTAGACACAGACTCACTTAAAATTGCTCTCATCAAAGCGTCCCCATCAGGAACCTATGGTGCTGCAACAACTAACTACTCAAACGTGACAGGAAATTCAGACGAAGCATCAGGTACAGGCTACTCTGCTGGTGGACAAGTCTTAGACGGTGCGTCTATTTCAGTTAGCGGTACTACTGCCATCGTTGACTTTACTGATGAAGTATTTTCAAACGTAACCATATCAACTGATGGTTGTATTATCTACAATACAGCAAACTCTAACTCTGCAATTGCCGTTATCGACTTTGGTGGAACTGTTTCTGCTACTGCCGGTGACTTAACAATTGAATTTCCTGCTGCTGACGCATCTAATGCTGTAATTCGCATAGCTTAGAAAGTAAACCCCCGTGTCCGTTACCCTAAACCAAGCTAATTATGGTACTGGTGTCTACGGCACTGCACGGTATGGCGAATACTTTGTAACTATAAACACTGGAGTTGGTGCCGCAGGGTCTGTAGGCTCTGTTACAGAAAATGTTAGTGAAGCACTGGTAGGTGTATCCGCTACAGGCACAGTTAACACAGTTAATACAACAGCAGATGGTACTACTACATTAACAGGTGTTTCTGCTACAGGCACAGTTAACACAGTTAATACAATAGCGGATGCCAACACTACGCTGACCGGAGTATCTGCTACAGGCACAGTTAACACTGTCAGTACAACAGCGGATGCTAGCACCACGTTAACAGGTGTTTCTGCTACAGGCGTAGTTAACACAGTTAATACAACAGCGGATGCTACTACTACTTTAACAGGCGTATCAGCTACAGGTTCTGTCAATACTGTCGGTATAGGTAATAGCACCACACTGACAGGGGTTTTTGCAACTGGTTCGGTCAATACTGTTAACACTACTACAGGTATTAGAGTAGCAATAACCAGCGTATCTGCTACGGGTGTTGTTAACACTGTCAGTACAACAGCAGATGGCAGTATTACACTAACAGGCGTGTCTTCTACAGGAACAATTGCTCCAGTAGTAGTTGGTGGATTTGAAGTAGATGTTAGTGAGACTATTGCTTCTGGCGTAGGTGCCACTGGTGTAGTTAATTCTGTACAAGTTAACTTGACGGAAAAGCTTGCAAGCGTATCAGCAACAGGTTCTGTTAACACTGTTACTATAACAGCAGATAGTAGTATTACACTATCAGGAGTATCTGCTACAAGTTCTGTTAACGCTGTTAACGTAACAGCAGATAGTAATATTACACTATCAGGAGTATCAGCTACTGGTTCCGTAAATACAGTAGTAACAAGACTAGGTGCCACTAAGGTATTAACCGGAGTATCAGCTACTGGTTTTGTAAACACGGTTAACGAAAAACCAACTGAAGCATTAGCCAGTGTATCAGCCACAGGTTTAATAGGCTCTGTAGGTATTAGTAATACTGTTACGATAACAGGTGTTGCAGGTACTGGCTCCATAGGTTCTGTGGGTGTTGGCAACAGTGTTACACCAACTGGAGTTGTAGGCACTTTTTCCATAGGAACTGTGACAGTAACCGGAATTGTAACCGTATTTGTTGCTTCAGCATACGATAGAAAACATGTAGTGCATGTTGTTCCAGAAGCTTTGATATTACGTTCCGTAGCCGTAGGAGCAGCGAGTGCGTATAATCGTGACCGGGTAGTGACTGTCCAACCAAAAGAAACAAGTAATCAAAGAAGGGCTGCATAATGTCTCTTAAATGGCAGGATAAAGACCCGGATGACCAGTTAGATTATTCTATAAACTGGGGTCCGGCTTTAGATACAGACACAATCTCTTCGCTTATTTGGAAAATATATGATGAGAATGGTGTGTTACAAACGTGGTCAGATAGCCAGATTGTAAATGGTCTACAGTTAGTTAGCCGCACTAACACGAACACTATAGCTACTATTTATCTGGGAAGCGGTACAGCCTTTACAACTTATAAAATTGTGTGCCGTATGACAGCGAGTGATGCAACTGTTCGCGAACAGGAAGTTCGCATCCGTGTAGTGGAGAAGAACTAATGGCGTATAACTACCTCAGTTTAACCAACGAAGTTTGTCGCCGCCTCAACGAAACGGAACTTACATCTAGCAACTTTGCATCGACAACAGGCTTTTACTCACAAATTAAAGATGCTGTAAATTCCTCTGTTCGTGATGTGAATCAAAAACATTTTAGTTGGCCTTTTAATCACAATACAGATGATATTATTTTAACCGCAGGTGAACTTCGCTATCCTTTGCCGGATAATGCCAAGTATACAGATTTTGACACGGTTCGTCTTGCTCGTAGCACAGCATTAGGTGTAGGGTCTGCAAGACTCCTAAAGCAAATGAGTTACGATGAGTATATATCACGATATATAGACCAAGAATATGAAACAGACACATCAAAAGGTCAGGCACCTGAATATGTAGTTCGTTCTCAAGATGGGGATATTATTGTTGCTCCTATGCCCGACGCAGCATACACGATTGAATACGAGTTCTTTATGTTTCCTGCTGATTTAGAAGTTTACGATGATGTGCCAACTATCCCATTCCGGTTTAAGCACGTAATTGTAGATGGTGCAATGTACCACTCCTATATGTTTCGCGACAATTTAGAGTCTGCGTCTATCGCTCTTCGTAAATTTGAAGATGGTATCAAGCAGATGCGAACTCTTCTTGTAAATGAGCATGTATATGCAAGGTCTGTTTAATGCCTGACCGTTGGCAAACACATGCCTTTGAGTTCAAGGGTGGTTTGATTACAAACCTTTCTCCGTTCCAACAAGGTATTCAGGCTCCGGGTTCTGCACGAATCCTTCGTAATTTCGAACCGTCGGTTTTTGGTGGATATCGTCGTATCGAAGGGTTTGAGAAGTTTGATACTAATGCTCTGACTAATGCAGATAATGTTCGCGGCATAACCCGATATGATGATAAAGTGTTTGCAGCTAGAGGGGATGACCTGTTCTTTTCAACAGGTTCCGGTTGGACACAGGTAACGGATAACGCAACCTATAGCAGCGCGGGTGTTAATTTAGGTGGCTCTGGAAAACTTCGATTTCTAAGGTACAACTTAGATGGGACCGATAAATTAATGATTGTGGATGGGACGGGTAAACCGTTTCGCTTTGACGGTACAACTTTCGAACAGCTATCCTCGCTACCTTCGGATACATCCGGTTCTAGCCATATCGTCAATTTTAAGAACCATGTTTTTCTTGGAAACGACAAAAGTCTCGTTTTTTCTGCACCCTATGAAGATGATGACTTTACAAGTGCAAGCGGCGGTGGTATAATAAACATAGCTGATACGATTACTGGTTTAATTGTATTTCGCGAACAGTTGATTATATTTAGTGAAAACACCATAAATCGCTTAGTTGGTAACAGTATCGCAGATTTTCAACTTCAGCCTGTGTCACGTGACTTGGGCTGTGTAGCAGCAGACACAATACAAGAGATTGGCGGCGATGTTGTTTTCTTAGGTCCCGACGGCCTTCGTTTGTTTTCTGCTACGGACCGCGTAGGCGACTTTAGTTTGGGAGTTATATCGAAACCCATTCAGACTGAAATGATTGATTTAATATCATCTAGTCCGGGAGGATTTAGCAGCACAGTTATTCGGGAAAAGAGTCAGTATCGTTTGTTTGGATACAACTCTGCGTTTAGTAACGAAGCAGCAAAAGGTATAGCAGGCACACAATTGCAGGAAGGCATTTCTTGGAATGACATGCGAGGCATTAACGCCTTCGTGACATTTAGTGAGTACGACGGGTTCGCGGAAAGAATCTATTTTGCTGCATCAGATGGTTACGTATATCAGATGGAGCAGGGCAATAGTTTCGATGGCGTTGACATACCCGCAACTTTTGCAACTCCGTTCGTCCCTTTAAATGACCCGGCTGTTCGCAAAACAATTTATAAAGGCACTACGTATCTAGATGTTAACGGCGATTTTGACTTAGAATACTCTTTAAAGTTTGACTTTGACCAACCAACCAGCCCCCAGCCAGATTCAATCTTGAGTACAAGCGCAGGGGCATCTATTACATACGGTTCAGGTATATTTGGTACATCTCTATTTGGCAGCAAACAAAAAGCTATTTTTGATGTACAGACAGTTGGCTCTGGTTTTACGGTATCAATCCTGTACGAAACAACAGGGCTTAACACAGACGCAGTATTCACCATCGATGCCGCAACCCTAGAATACGGCACATATGGTAGGAGATAAATATGGGTACAGGTTACACCAGAAATGACACATCAAACAATATAGCAGACGGAAACGTAATCAACGCTTCTGACCTCGACGGCGAGTTTGATGCGCTTCAATCTGCATTTGATGCGTCTTCGGGGCATAGTCACGATGGCACAACCGGGGAAGGACCGCAGATTGCTGCAGCAGGTATTGCCAACAACGCGGTTGCTCTAGGTACGAAAACAACCGGCAACTACGTTGCAACCGGAGCGGTAAGCGGTGTGGGTCTGTCTGGTTCAGCAAGTGCTGAAGGCGCAACATTTACAGTTACATCCAATGCCACTAATGCAAACACGGCAAACACTATTGTTTCCCGCGATGCAAGTGGCAATTTTTCTGCCGGAACAATAACGGCTGCACTAACAGGGGATGTGACAGGAAACGTGTCTGGGACATCTGGAAGCACTACAGGCAACGCTGCTACGGCTACCGCCCTTGCAACAGGCCGTACCATTGGAATGACTGGCGATGTAGTATGGACCTCTGCTTCATTTGACGGTTCAGGCAACGTAACAGGCACAGCTACGATTCAGGCTAACTCTGTTGCACTGGGAACCGACACGACTGGAAACTACGTTGGTACTATTACTGGTGGTACTGGTATCGACTCTACCGGGGCTACTTCGGGTGAGGGGATTACACACACTCTTTCCCTAGACCTAAACGAACTCACCACGTCAACTTCGGATGGTGACGGTGACTTCTTTGCTGTAGTCGATGCAGGCGGTAATCAAAAGAAGCTAACCAAAGGGAATATCAATATTTCCGGCTTCAACAATGATAGCGGGTTTATTACGTCTGCAAATGGCGGTAATGCTGCAACTCTAGATTCCATCGACAGTTCACAGTTTCTTCGTTCAGATGCAGCGGATACGAAGACATCCGGTGACTTGTCTTTCAGTGACAACGTAAAGGCGAAGTTTGGTAATGGTTCTGACTTGCAAATTCATTGGGACGGTACAGATGGTCATGTAGCCGTAACCGGTACTCTCAACATTGATGGTTCTGGTGAAACTCTTGCTAAATTTATTGATGATGGTGCGGTTGAACTCTACCATAACAATGCTAAAAAAATTGAAACAACAGCTACAGGCATAACAGTAACCGGTACTGTTGCGGCAACAAGTTACACTGGTGACGGTTCATCTTTAACAGGGATTTCGGCTGGTGCAACAGGCGGTGGCTCTGACCAGATATTCTATGAGAATGGGCAAACAGTGACCACAAATTACACAATTACAAATGGCAAGAACGCAATGTCGGCTGGCCCAATCACAATCAATACTGGTGTGACTGTAACAGTCGGCACTGGTGAAACTTGGACGGTGGTATAATGAGTACAATCAAAGCAGATACAATTGTAGCGAGTGATGGCAGTAGTCCGGTTACGCTGACAAAGCAAAGTGCGGCAAAAGCGTGGGCAAACACTACTGCTGACGGAACAACTCTTCAAGACAGTTTTAATATTTCTAGTTTAGGAGATACCTCAACTGGAAAACAAGCGTTTAACTTCACCAACGCAATGACTAATTCCTCTTTTTCAGGTTCAGGAACTAATGGCGATAGTACCAGTCCAGATGGTTTGTTCTTTGCAAATGTGTCATCATCAAGAGTAGACGGAGAATCGTTACAGTTTGACAATTCTGCTTATGCAGATAATCCACAAAGAGTTGTAGTTATAGGAGACTTAGCATGAGTACATTAAAAGTAACAAACATTGCTGGTCTTACTGGCTCATCAACAGATGTCATGGGTGGCTTGGCGAAGGTTTGGGTTTTATACGACCAAACAAATAATACAAATAGAGGTTCTAACAACATCAGCTCTATTACGGACACAAGCACTGGACTGTTTACATTAAATTACACTAATAGTTTTAGTGATGGCTATTATGCTACTACTGGGTCTGGCAATCAAAACAGACGCTTTCAAGTAGACGGAACAACTTTATCAGAACAAACAACAAGTGCTGTTGATTGTAGAATAACCACTGAAAGTACAACTGTTAGTGACATCACAACAATCGGTGTGAATATTCACGGAGACCTCGCATAATGGCTGGAACAATCGCAGCGGATACTTTGACCCATTCAACCGCAGGGTCACTCACTACGGACTACGTTGTTAATGGTAGTGCGAAGGCTTGGGTAAACTTTAACGGTACAGGCACAATCGCGGCGCGTGACAGCCTAAATTTATCGGGGCTGACTGACCTTGGAACGGGTAACTATAGAGTTGCCTTTAGTAGTGCTTTCGGGGATGGAGATTATTCTTATGCAGGTGTAGGGCGAGATGGTGGCACAACGGCATCATGCGTAAGCCTCCAATCTGGAACAACTCCTACTTCATCTTCGATAGATATTGTTGCGCTAGTGCCAAACGTGGCTTTGAGAGATACAGATAGATTGACCCTCAATGTATTTGGAGACTTAGCATAATGCAGACACCTAAGTTTCAAGGCACTCACCTATTTGACCGCCTATGCTGGGCAAAGGAAAACCTAGACGGTGTGCAGTCAGATTATAGGGTTGTCTATGAGGACAGCATTGATGAGTGCGCCAAGATACTTGTGCCTGACCCTAACTGGATGGCGTGTGCATTGCAGGGCGGTATCCTGCCACCTGTATGGGTCTACCACGAATTAGCAAAGGATGAGGCGCAACCTGACTTCAAGAAGCATACAAGAGGTTACTTGCTGCATCAGACAGAGCCTGTTGAAGCAATGACTGAAGAAGAAGCAATTGAATACTTAATAATGAAGGATTGTCCACAGTCTGTATGGCAGACTTGGAACGAAGGCAACAAACCCAAGTTGGTTATCTGCCGCAAAGAACAGTTACCAAGCACTCGTGAGTGGCGCAACGCTTGGAAAATTACTGAAGAACTAACAGTCACTGATTTAGCAGCCTAAGAGGAGAAACCTAATGGCAGTAACAACATACATCGTAGATAAGGACGGTAATCAGATTGATGCTTCTACAGCAACCGTACCTTCTGACCGTCACTTTCGTGGTGCATGGTCATTGTCAGGCTCTGTTATTTCAGAGGACATGACTAAGGCAAAGGAAATCTTCCGTGATAAAATTCGGGAAGTTCGTGCGCCATTGCTTGCGGCTAAAGACGTAGAGCTAATGAAGGCACTAGAGGCTGGCACCAGCACAACTGCTATTGCAACAGCAAAGGATGCCTTGCGTGATGCACCCGCCGCAGCAGCAATCGACAGTGCTTCAGACATTGCTAGCTTGAAGGCAGCTTGGGATACAAGTGTACTTGGCGATAGCCCCTACGCATAACGATGGAAATGCACAACCTCATAGACATGCTCGTCGGTTTAGTCCTTGCAGGTGGTGCTTGGTGGGCAAACGCAACGACCAAAGAACAGAAGCGCATCGAGATTCTTTTAAATAAGACTCGCGAAGACTACGCTACTCGTGCGGACATGAAAGATGATATGCGTCGTGTTATGGAGGCCCTTCACCGCGTAGAGGATAAGCTAGATAAGGTTTTGAGTAGGGATTAAAATATGGCTATAACAACAGACGAAGAACTACAAACTGAAGTCGGTAAACTGGCTGTAGCAGACCCCACGAACGTCCCACCGGTTACGGGCATCGTTCCCACTGTTGGCACGGGTGAAGATATTGCTTCGGCATCTGGGCAGCTAGGAACAGGTCCGACAACCACAACATATACGGCGATGGAACTAGGGACCCCTATGGCTGTAATTCAAGGTCAACCATCTGCCTCTATAATGCCCCAGCCGATTTTTCCTTCGCCAACCCCTCGCCCCACTGTTCCAACTGCTCCCCCGGCTAACGTGGGTCAGATTGCTTCTGTAGATGCTGTCACGCCCGATGTAGCAAACTTAGGGGGGGCACAAGCTGCCCAGCTAACCCCTACACAACCATACGTGGACATGACGGGGGTTCAGGGGACGGTATCTGCGGGTTCGCAGGCCACTGCTGCAACTCAGCAACTCGACCCGCAGGCCACTGTGCAATACCAGCTTGGTCAGTTAATGACTTCTGTACAGTCAGGTGCGCCACTTCCCCCTTGGGCTTCCCCAGCGGTTCGCAAAGTGTCTGGTATTATGCAGGCTCGTGGCTTGGGTGCCAGTTCGATGGCAGGGGCTGCAATTACGCAAGCCCTTATGGAATCTGGGGTTCAGATTGCCGCACGAGACGCTGATAAGTACGCTGCAATCCAGTTACAAAACCTGAACAATCAGCAGCAAACTGCTTTGGCTAATGCTGCCACATACGCTGCAATGGACAAGGCAAATCTAAATGCACGTCTGCAAGGTGCGGTTACAGAAGCTCAAGCCCTTCTATCTGTAGACTTAAAAAACCTTGACAATAAACAAAAAAGTGATACACTAACATATAGTAGCTTGGTTCAAGGTTTGTTCAAGGATGCGGCAGAAGAAAATGCTCGCAAACAGTTCAACGCCAAGAACGAGTTGCAGGTCGAAGAGTTCTTTGCCGAACTGGGTTCACAGGTCGAGACAGCGAACGCAAACCGTACAGCGGCTATGCGACAGTTCAATGCCAGTGAGAAGAACGCAATGGAGCAGTTCGACAACCAGATGAAGGACTCCCGCGACAAGTTCAATGCGAACATGCAGTTTGCGGTAGACCAATCCAACGCCGTGTGGAGACGTGAAATCAACACTGCGGGAACAGCCATCCAGAACGAAACAAATCGTATCAACACACAAAACCTATATAACGCAAGTCAGAATGCCTTGAACGGTCTTTGGCAACAGTATCGTGACAACGCCTCTTGGAACTTCCAAAAGGGCGAGAACGCACTAGAACGCGAACACACTACGGCTGTAAACGCAATGCAAATTGCTGCTGCTGAGTCTGCTTACAACAGAGAGCAGAAAGACGCTATGGCATCTCAACTTGGTTCGTGGTTAGCAAGGATTCTTTAGTAATGAGCAACGGATTTGATTTATTCAACAGTGTAGGTAACTATTTAAACATAGCTGCAGATTTTCTTTTTGGAGATGACAAAAGTCCCGGTGGAAAAGATTCTGCAGATAGAGGCGCATTAGGGTTCTTGGCAGATACATTTTTGGACACAAAAGGTGTGGCATCGGAACGCAGGAAAGAAGAAGCCATACGTATGGATGTTCCTAGACTGGGAACAGGAGCTAGAGCTAGAGTTCAAGGGGTTGCCCAAAGTCGTCCCTTTGTAGGTAGCAATAATGCCGCTCTCCAAGCAGCCATCCAAAGAGGTTTCTCTGGCGCGGGTCGTAACGCTCAGTACACTAATCTGTGGAAACAATATCAAACCCCGCGAACAGTAGGTTCGGGAAGACGTACTGTAGGATTAGAGTCTCCTAAAGTAGCAGGTGCTACCCCTATTAAAGCAGCAAGTGTTCGCGTTATGAAAGATACGGTGTAAGGTAATATGGCAGAACGTAATCCCCTATCAGGAACTGTAGAAAACATCGACCCGTTCGCGGCACCACCGCCGGGACATTCCCTGACACAAGATAATTCCAGATGGGCTTGGGGACAAGCTCCCAAGAATGCTGACCCAGATGTAGCCTTAGATGAGGTTGTTGACCGGTTGAGCAAACCCAAGACTAAGCAGGAAATGCTGAAGCTGCTCATGGTCGGTATATCTGTAGAGGTTATCGTAGAGGGCATCATCATACAAGGGTTCCAAGATGGTTCGTTTAGTTTGGACACGGGCCTTCTTATGAAGCCTGCCTTGGGTATCCTGATTGCTGACATGGCAGAAGAAGAGGGTATACCTTACCGACTGTTCGAAAAGGACGACCCAGAATCTCAAGACACTATGGATGATGAAACCTTCCTTCGCATGATGAAGGAAAACAATCCTCAGATGTTCTCCTACATTCAAGAAAGCGTAAACGCTGCTATTCGTGCGGGGTCCACTCCACAAGAACCAGAAGATAGAGGTTTCCTCTCAACTACAGATAGGGAAATAAAGTAATGAGTATGTTGATTGCAGGAATTACAGGGTTTCTTAGAGAGCGAAACATAATGGCTGGTGAAGAAGCTGCTGCACGTGCTAAAGCCGCTGAAGCTGAAGCCGAAAGAAAAAAAGACGCTATGAAGCTCGTAGCTACCCTCGTTGCTGATAAAGATTTTATTGAATCGGGCGGTATGAAAACCGATTATTTTCAACAGAACCTCACTGCTGCCGGTTATAAAACGGAAGACTTCACCGGCATTGCAAATCCGATGGCTGATGTTGCAGCCGTAGAAGATTATGGAGGGTTCAAATTACCTCTAGTTTCTGAAATAAAATATGGTAGCGGTTTTGACAATTATGATAGAGCGCAAGTATTCTGGGACAGTTGGGAAGAAACACTTTCAAATCCAACAAAGCGTAAGGAAGCTGTAGCCTTTTTCAATCAAAATAAAACTGCACGTGAAAAACTTGCTAGTGCGGTTCGTAAAAATGAGTACGAATTAAGAATCGGTAATATAGGCCGCCAAAAAGCAAAAGGTATCGATGTCTCAGGTATTCAGTATATTGATTTACCACAGCAGTATTCTAGTGCCGCAACTTTTTTTGATGAGATAGGTTTTAAGGCAGTTTCTGAAGAGACAGATACAGCTATCGCAGAGCAGATTATTGACTTTGACCCAGAAACAGAAGTTGCTGTTTTAATGAACACCAGACAAACGGGCGGTGCTAGGCAGCCTGTACCTGTAGGTGTTGACAAAGATACTTATCAACTTTGGGGAGAGATGGCATCTAACGCGGGCTATAAGTCTGTTCAAGAAATGCTTACAGATTTTAGTATAGATGCTGATTTTCGCCAACCCGACGAAACAAACGAGCAGTTTGCATTGCGGCAAAACGACTTGCTTACAAAGGCAGCGGTTCTACATGGTGAAGGTGTCGGAGACTTTTTAGCCAACCCAGCCCGTCAAGATGAAGCTAAATCAAAAGAGTTTTTAAATCGAATAGCCTCTATGACAGGGAATGACCGCGAACAACAAATTCAAATTATGTCTATGCTTATTAAAACACCGGCAAATGTATTTCAAAAAACCCGTACATTTAGATATGGTTCTGCTGCATCTCAGCGGGTAAAACCCGTAATTACAGGTTCGCAGTTTGTAGAACGAGTAACTGGTTTAAAAACAAACGATTTTAATGAAGGCTTTACGGCACAGGAAGATGCTGTTGAATATCTTGATAGGCTTCAAGAATTAGAAAAGAGTTTGGGTGAGCAAGTTGGAACAGGTTGGATTAGAGGGTTTGCGTCTGTTGCAAAATCTTTTGGTATTCAGTTGGAGCAGGGGCGTACTACATTATCAAACGTGTTTAGCACAAATGGTGACTTTTCACAGACAGATGTAGATACTACTCAGGCGGATTTACAAGCGGTAATCTTAAAGGTAAATCCTGCAATTAACCTTGCTGATATTTCTGAATCAGATGCCTTAAAGCTCACACTAGCTGCAAAGATGGCCCGTGCTATTGACCCATCAGGACGTTTATCGAACCAAGACTTTGAAATTCAGCTTCGTCGTTTAGGTGATGGGGCTTTTGATACACCACAGACTATTGCCCGTAAATTGGCAACAGTTCGTAAAGATTTTGAAAAAGACCTTTCGTATAAGCGTAGGTTGAAGGCTGTTATAGATGACCAAACAGAATTAACACCGCAAGTTGCACGTACAATTCAAGCGTCTTTGAGAATCCGCAATATAGAAAAGAATGCGTTTGGAATAAAGGGCAGGGATGCAATAGTTGGTCAAAATACAAGTGTTGAAGCCGGTACTAAAAAAGCCAGTTTAAAGGGATTTGCGGTAGTGCCGGGTCTTCAGACCAGAGATGGCGGTGAAGTATATTATGCAGATGGTGTATACAGGGATGCTTCCGGCAATGACGTTTTCGCAGATGATGTTGTAGAAGTAGAAACACCAGAAACAGGGACGCAATAACTTATGGCTGAAGCTTTACAAAACGACGAACCTGTAGTTCTTTCTGAAGACGAGCAGGTTGCCGCCCTCGAACAGTCGAAGACACCTCTTACAGAAGCGGAGATTGCTACGCAGGCATTATCTGCAAAAGAAGAAGCTGCGAAAACAGTTGAGGACTTGCCTACTAAAGATGGCATACCTAGAATATCTATCGCACCAGTGTCTCCTCAGCCAAAAGCAGGTGTCGAGGAAACCAAAACTCGCGTTGATTTGATGGCTAGACCGCCATATATTCGTACACAGACCAAAGAACTAAAGCCTGCAGTTGAGCAAGAAGTAGAACGACGTGCTGAAATGACAGAGCCTATGACTTATAACTCTGTTATAGAAAAGTTACAGGCAGGCGAAACTGTAGTTTTAGGAAACAAAACATACCGTCCTCAAGTTCTTGGCATCATACAATCTAATCAAAAAGAACGGATGCTGTTAAAGGGGCAGGTTGCCCAGTACGGCAAGCCACAAGCTGACGCTGCACCCGCCGAACCTTCTATTATGTTCACAGACCCGTCGGCTACTAAGGTTGTTATTCCTCCGTCAATTACGAACCCGGATGAAATCGACCTAGCCACGAACTATGCTGAAGGCCGCATAGCCGTGAACAGCATGTTGAAGCAAACCATACCAGACCGCAATGTTCGTCAGATTATTGTTGATAACTACGTCTCTGGTGATTTTATGAAAAACCTTGCACAGCGGGTAGCTGAACAGGGACGCGGCATTCCGGGTATTGGGACGCTACTGACGGAGGCATATGGTGTTTTAGAGGCGTTAGACGACACACTACCAGCCGGAACAAAGTTTACGAAGCTACCTGACGAACCTGCAAAGGGTAAGGGTTTGAGTTTCTCCGAAGCATGGGAGTCTCGCCGCGCACAAAGAGAACAGCGTAGGCAGAAATATCTAGAAGGTGTGGATACTGTATTATCAGGTCCCACCTTGGCTATGCACTTTAACAACGAAGTAAATCGAATTGCTAAAGAGCGGTTCGAGGCGGGAACACTCACAGAAGACCAGTACAAAGCTCTTGCTTTTGACACAGTGGGTGGTGAAGAGGTTCCAAAAGTACACTTCGATGAAGACACTGCCTATCAGCTTATGGACCTTGCATTTAATGAAATGCCAGAGGTGGCACAGGTAGGGCTTATAATAACTGAAAACCTAGCAACGGGTGGTTTCTTTAGTGCGTCTAAAGCATCTCGTAGTAAACAAGAGCTTGCCAAGCTAAAGAAAATGATAGCCGCTGATAAGACACTGGAAAATCTGTCTTATAACGATGTTGTTCGCGTATTGAAAGAGCGAGACACCCGCGTCAAAATAAACAACAAACTTTTGCAGGTGGGTATTGCTCAAGAAACTGTCTCTGACCAGCTTAGTAACGCTACCAGAGCAATTCAAAAATCCAATGAAAAGCTTGCCAAGATGCGTCTTGACGGACTTGAAAATACAGCGTCCTACAAGCTTGAGTTGTCGAACAGGGATAACATACAACGGCTAAAGAACCGTGCCTACTTATCAGGTAAAGCGACACCATATTTAACAGCAGGGGCTACAGACGCTCTTGTAACTTCTCTAGGCCAATATTATGCCCGTGAATACTTGGGAGAAGTTATGGACCCCGGCGCAGCAGAAGCGGTCGGGTTTTTAGGCATGTCTCTGGGCCTGACAAAAGGAACTAAGTACGTAGGCAAGAAGGTTGCTGGTGCAACGACTGCTGTTGCAGGCTTTACAGGAAGAACGGCACTCAGAGTGGTTCCTGAAATGTTGGGTACTCAGGTAACTCTTGTAGGTCGCCTAGCCAACAAGGCGATACCCCTTGGAGACACAACCGTTAATGATTACGAACGCCTAGTATTTTACCCTGCGAACGGTAGAAATATGTTGATGGGCGAGCGGGCAGCTATGGCCCGAACCGTCAAGCAGGTTCAAGAACTGACTCCTGAAAATAGGGAGCGGCTGTTCGCAGCGATTGAACGTGTAGAGGAACTAAAGGAAAATATTCTTCGCGGATTTCCTGACGAAGCTTCTAGATTGCAGGCTGAAAAACTGTTTAATATGAGTCTGGGACAAGCAGCAGGAATATCCTTAACTGCTGCTGCACGGGCAGATGGAACGCTTTCGTTAAAAACAATTAACAAAGAAGGTTTGAACTCACTGTTCGATGCTACTGCACAGCAGCAGCGACAAATAGAACAAACTAAAATTGCACTAGATGCGTTCGCAAACTACGTCTCTCAGTTCCCTGAAGTCGGCAACAAGGCTCCTATCAAACGTATGATGAGCGGTATGCAAAACATGCTCATGGAACAGGAGTCGTTAATAACCCGCGACCTTAAAAATATTGACGCGAACCTAAATCAGTTTATCGAAGCTGCTTCTGCTGATATTCTTGAAGGCGTAGATGAAAACTTTATCAACGACCTTCGTGACATGAAGATTGCTTTAAAATCAGAACTAGGCGAAGTCATAGACGAAGAGCAGGCTCTAAAGGAAGTAAACAGAGCTTGGGCAAAAGGAACTGAACGCAGGTTAGACCGTATACAAAACTTGAGGAACAACCGGCTTAGACACAGAAGTGCTTTGTCTAGGATGCTAGAGGATTTGGCATACGCACGGCTGAATCAGCTAACAGCCCGCGGAGATGCGGCCTATGCTCGCTTAAACAAGTTCATAGAAGAAACTGACCGCCCCGGAATAGATATTTCCGAAGCCGTAGAAGACATGATGTCTATTGCTGGCGAAAGCGATATCATGCAAATGTTTGGTCGGGACGGATACTTCTTCAGTTCTCCTGTAGGTAGACGGGCGCAGCAAGTATTCAACAGCATGGCGAACAAAGCATTTGATGCTATTGACCCAGACTATAAAACATTCTTGGAAGCAAAGCTTGTTGAAGCAGGGTTACCTGAAAACATCGTTGCTACTATGAGCAATGTAGATTTTGCCCTAGCTGCACACGCAACTGGTGAACTCAACATTTTTGCTAATGTAACCTTGACTGAAGCTGACGTGATGCGCCGTGCCTTTAGAGACTATGGCTACAAGGTTAAGAACAGCAACCCTGCAGTTGGCGGGCGGTTCAAAGAGTTTGCGAACAAGCTGGACAACCTTATTGAGCAGGCAGATAAAGAAGGATACGAAAGACTACTAGATACTCGCGAAGAATACGCTGCCGCTGTTGGAGATACCCAGCGTGAAGGCGGAACTTTCTACAAGCTAAAGCAATCTCGTAAGGGCGGTGAAAAGAAAGCCGTTACAGATGATGCGCCTACCTTGTATTACTACAGAACCTTCAGTCCTGATAATCTGTTTGACGATATAATTGAGCCTTTCGACAAACTTATGAGGCAAAGACCTCGCAAAAAAGAGCAGGTTATAGACGAACTGAAAAGGGCTGTCACAGAAACAGCACAAGCGTTTGCAGACCCCGTTAATGGCAGTTTGATTTTTAATCTAGACGACCCTGATTCCTTGCAGTCTTTTAATTTGATACGTCGTGCAGTTACAGAAACTGTTCAGGGACGTTGGTTTGACGACTATATCAAAGCTGTTCGCAAAGAGCGTATTGGTTCGCGGATTCAACCCGAAGAGACCTATAACTTTGCAAGGTCGGAGGATATCAATACTTTAAATAGTGCCACTACAGTCACTGTTATGCAGGGGGGCGTTACTAAAGAGGTTCCTTTAGTTGATATGGCAAGCCTATACAGGTTTGAACAGTTTCAATTAGCTGATTTAGAAAAAGGCACGAAACTAGCAAAAGGATTCAAAGCTTTTCAAAACCGTGCAAATCAAATACTACTCCGCGTAAAGAACGCCGAAGAAGAAGCATCTGTAAAGCGCGGCAATGCTATGGTTAATCTTAAAGTTTTAGCAAATGTAAACGATGGACAGCAGTTCTTCGAAAAATACATCGACGGTGTTGGGGAAGATATAGACGTATTGAGAGATGTGTTTATAAATTCCGCTAAAGAGCAGGGTATAGAAGCTACAGAAGCAGAAAAGCTTTTTGATGAGGGCGTGAAGGCTCTTACATTCCAAGGCTTAATGGCTAGAGGTGGTTATAGTGTTTCCCCTCAAGCTGTAGAAACAGCGTTTGACGGCACAGAATACGCTGCAAAGACGTTGACCAACACAGGTGCGCTTCTAGAAACCCTAAACCGTACAGAAGTTCGCCAGAACCTGCTGTCTATGTTTGACCAAGAACACATAGACTATATAGATTCTATAGCATCGTACCTGCACATTGAAGCTGCCAGAGAGTTGGTTCTAAGTGGCGGCACTAAAGGTTTGTCCACACAAGAAGCTTTGAGTAGGGCTTACAACATTGCACGTGGTATGGTTAGTCCCTTGTACGTAGGTTCTGAGGTAGCCATCCGTATCATGCAAGAAATGAATGCTGAGACGCTTTTCATGGCGTTAGACAACAAAGATTCTGCACGAATCATGGACAAAATCTTGAACTTTCCAAAGCTAGTAACACGAGAAGAGTTGGATACGTTTGATACAATGTTGCAGACTTTCATGGCTACCCACGCTTTGCGAACAGGTCAAGAAGCTACTGTTCGAAAATACCTAGATATTAATCCGTTTGATGAGGAGACTACAGATGAAACAAATACCGAAGGACAATAAAGGACTTGCCAAGCTTCCCAAGCCTGTTCGCAACAAGATGGGCTACATGGCTCGTGGCGGCAAAACCAAGGGCTATGCCTATGGCTCAATGGTTCGCAGCCCAATGGCATCTGAAAACAAGATGATGACATCGTTCAACCCAATGCAACCCCGCGAACAAGCTGGTATGCAGCCCCCTGTAGACAAAAAGATGGTGGGCATGATGTACGGTGGAAAGACCAAAAAGAATGGCTCCTAAAAACAAAACAGTTCTAGCCCCACGAGGCTACCACTGGATGAAAAAGGGTAGCGGGTATCAGCTAATGAAAAACCCCAAGGACGGCTATAAGCGTCACAAGGGGTCTAGTTTACGGGCTAAATTTACTGTGCAAGAAACACACAAAAAGGGTTGACAAAAGGTTCGCGAACTCCCATATGGCAACAAAACCAACAACAAACCAATGGAGAGAATCATGTACGGTTTGACTGATATCCTGAACTTTTACAACCGCAGCCCCGTTATGGTTGTTAGTGAAGCTGTAATTCAGGAAATAAAGAAGGAGCAAGATGCTGCTCGTGTTAAATACCTCAAAGCCATTCGCGATAGAATTGACGCGGAATTAAAAGGCTTAGAGCCAAAAGAAGAAGAAGCCGCCTAAATATAGCGGCTAGACTTCTCCATCATCTCGTCTCCTACAGACTTTAAATAACGCAAAAGACTTGCTACCTTGAAGGTTCCTTCATACGTAGGCAAGTCTTTTTCCATTAGGCGGGCAAACTGTTCAGGGTCTACAGAGTCCATGTCCAACTCTATATTGCCCCTGTCGTTCATGTGTGCCGTGAACTTGAACAGTTCAGCTTTAGGATGCTTGTTGCTCATCTTTATACGCCTTAATTACATCTGTTGAAAACAACTTCTGTAGATTCAGAAGGTACATCCGTGATGCGTTGTTGTCTCCGCCGTTCACGGATTTTTTGTAATCTAAATTATCTATGATTCGTTTGAGGGACGGCACGTCAAACACAAGGGTTGCAAAAGTCTCATCCCCTATGCACAGATTGTGGAACCAGTAGTCTGCTTCAGTTGCTTCTATACCGCTGGGCTTGCCATATGATTCGTACTCAATGGCAATATTCCCTGTACGCATCCACATACCCCGCTCAGACTTCACCTCAATCTTCTTGTTGGTCAGCATATCAGCAACCTGCTGTTCGCGAACCTTACCATAAGACAAGTCAATATCAAACTTCTTGCGGTCACACATCTGTGGTTCCATGCTATTCATCACCATCTCCCTCTGTTCGTGGCAAGTATACAAATACCATAGAGTCACAGTTGGGGCAAGACAAATTTGTTTCCATCAAAAATTCTTCCGACTCTATGTCGATGTCTCCACCCCAAATGAGTTCTGTTTGGCAGTGCCAGCAGTTCATGCTGCACTCAGGTCAACAACTTCACAGACCCCTGCTGTACAGGCTAGTTCCCGCGAACCACTGGTGTTATCTTCCTTTTCGAACTCAGACAACTTATCCCAGTCAATCGTGACAACTTCCATGCGCTGCTTCCATTCTAGGTACTCATCAGGTTCGATGTCCTGATATGGAGCCTGTTGGTACGTGTGGTCACTGTGAGGAAGGAATGACACGCCAGAGGCAACGTCAAAGTTTTCATAGACCCACGAACCTACGTCCATCCATTCGTGTTCCTTGACAGACACAGTGATAGACGGTTTGTGTTCGCACCAGTGAATGGCATATGTTTTCCACAACTCTAGCTGCTCAACAGCAGTCATCTGTGTTCGCGTAACGGCACCATCAGGTGATTTCATTGGGAAGCTAAAGACAGTTGTTGAGTCGGGCTTCATAACGTCACGCTCTGCAGGGACACCGCTTTCAACAAGGAACTGTGTCAACGGGTCTTTGTTATCGCCGCGAACGGTTCTGATGAAGTAGTCGTTGTGCCTTGCATGTATCCCACTTGCTGCGTCCACCAGTTGTGACACAGTACCCGACGGCTTTACACAGGTGATTGCAGCCGACTGCGGGATTCCAAGCATGTTCGCAAACTCCTTGTTTGTCTCCACTGCGACTTCGCGCATCTCTTCTAGCCAACGCTTGCTGTCTACATTTTTGGATAAAACGGGATGGTCCATGATACCAGTCAAGGACACGCCTAACAAACGCTCTTCCTCTGTGTTGTGTTTCCATATTTTCCTCAAGTATTTGAAATCAGTTAGGGTTGATTGTAAGGTTCCAAGAATGGTAGCTACTCGAACCTTTGTCTTCAGGTCTTCCAAGGAATCCATTTCGCGAACCACTACTTCTGACAGGTTGCAAAACTGGTAACCCCGCAAGATAATCTCAGAACAAGGGTTCGTACCCCACATGTGGCCTGTCTCACGACGACCATTACGAGCAACCTGCTTATCAGCAGCCTCACGGTTGAACATACCACGCTCACCAGACTTACTGTCGTACAGGGCAAGCCATTCGCGCATGAACGTACCCATCTCAGGTTTTGTCTTGTAAGACACAGAGTTGTTCGCCAATGCCCGCTGCGGTTCTGTTTCCCACCACATACCGGACTTAGCGTGTGCCATCTGGTCATCGTTGAGGTTCGACAAGCTGATGAGTGCGCTGCGGCGAACCCCGCCAACAACCACAATCTCACCAATCTTACACATCAAGTCATGACACTCAATCGGGAACAGTCTGCGACCCTGTGCCTTCTTGAATATCTCAACAGTAAAGTTAAATAGGTCAGCAAGGGGCTGCGGACCACTGGCACGTCCACCCATAACCTTTAATCGCGCACCAGCTTCACGAACACCTGACATATCCCACGAGGGAACTTGTCCTGCATAGAGTAAGCCAATCAGTTCGCGAAGTGCCTTTGCCCATCCGGGCTTGCTGTCACCTACCTTGATTACAGTATCTGAATAATTAAAGTTGTCGCTAACTACAGGTAGCTTGTCTACGTTTTCACGCTCTACAGAGAAACCAACACCGGTACCGCACATCAAGATGTACATGCACTCATCAAAGGCACGAGGGTTGTCTACAGGAATGTAGCTACAGTTGTAGCCGCAGACATTATCTCGTGCAAGGGCAGGGCCTGCAGTCATCATTGCCCGCATCGATGGCATCACCTTCAGGGACAGGATACCTTCCTCGATTTCTTCGCGAACAGACGTAGGCAGTTCTACACCGCACTTACCTTTTACCTGTTCGAGCATAAAAGATATGTAGCGGTCTACAGTTTCGCCCCAGTTCTCTCTGCGCTGTTCGCTATCTATCCAGCGAGCATAGCGTGACTTGTGAATGAATTGTTGATATGGTGTGGGTAGTTGGTTGCTCATTTGTTCTCTCCTCGAACCTCTAATAATTTATTTAAATACCACTGCGCTTTCTTCAAATCTTCGTTACCATTCTTGTAACGATATCGCCAAAGGTATTTCATTATGTTTCCCTGCAAGTAATATTCGAACCCGTCAAGGGTTGCAGCTTGGATTGCATCTATGCACTCTAGCCCTGATGCGTTGTAGTGTGCCGGACTGTTGACCATATCAACGCCGCCATAGGCCATCTTACCGGCCTGTTCGTTTTCATCTTCCATACACTTCATGTATGCCTCGTGTCTCATCTGTCGTCTCCGCTGCCTTGCAACATGTTGCGATTCTTGCGGTCCTCTAGCTTGTCTAAGTTGCGCTGCGCGACCTCTTCTAAGCTGTATCCTAAGTCTCTTGCAAGAATTGCAACGTACCATAACACGTCTCCTAGTTCCTTTGCAATATCATCTTTGTAAAAAAGATGGGGTTCACCGTCGCGAACAAGCTTCTTCACCTTGTCAGCAACCTCGCCTGCTTCCCCTGCTAAACCCAGTGTCGGATATAGAACATTATATTCTTGCGGATAAACTGCGGTGCTTTCTGCCCGCATCTGATATTCATCTAATTTCATTGCTTCGTTCCAAAATCAACTTTAACTACGTTTTCATCTCGACCTGTTACGCGGTCACGAGACTCTAGCTCAACGCCCTCTTCTTCCAACTCTACCATGATTGTCTCTTTCATTTCCAAGAAGGAGATACGGGCAAGCCCTGCCTGTATTAGTCTATCGAAATCATTCTCTAGCAATTCAATGATTCCTTGTTGAGCCACGAACCCCGCATCCATAAAGTCATCGTCATCATCAGGCATGGGGGTTGTGTCATAGGCACTCATTGTAAAAGAATCTTCTTCTGTCCGCTTCAGGATAACGTACCATCTATCAGGTAACAGGCTTGTAATCTCATAATCCTTATCATCCGCCATCTTTTAACCACTCCTCTGGTACACTACCTTCAGCCCATGGAAAGCCATAACGATTTGCCCAGTCAGCATAGCTAGTCTTGCTACCTCTGTAAATCTTGTTTGTGGCTCTAACAAATACAAACCTAATATCTAAGTCAGGGTACTGCTGCTTGATTAGCTGCATCTTTACCCTATCTCCCTTATCCAAATGACCCTTGGCTTCTATGTAGATGTTCTGTTCAGGAAGATAGAAGTCTGGCGTATATGTTCGCGGCTTGGGAATGTACTGTAGCTTTGCCTGTTCATATTCGAAGTTAACTTTCTTGTCGGCTAACGACCTAGCAAGGTTAATCTCGAACTGTGAACGGTAACGTGTTTGTCTCATAATCCTAGCAGCGGAAATCCCGCCTTCACCCCTTCTAGCCTTTTTAACAGATACTGTCCTACTTTTGGGGACCGTCTTTCTAACTGCGATATTTCTTTTGAGATTTCCATTGTCGGCAGACATACTACCAACCCCTGTCGCAAGTGATGAACAATGTTCTGAAATTCCTCTTCGATAAGTTTTATGTCTCGTGTTTCTGTGTCTGACTTCAAAGAACCGTCTGTTGAGAAATTGTCTCGTAAAGTGAGTGGCAAAGATATTTCCAAGCCACGAACCCGTACAGTAGAACGACCACCCCCACGACGTTCATGTGACTCTACGAACACACAGTAAAGCTGCGGATTCAAGTCGAACAGTTCGTGGGGGTACTCACGTGTGTACAATACCGGCATCAGTCTAGTTCCCGCTTGACAAGCTTTGTGTACCAGACGTGTGGTTTGAACCGCGCCTTAGATGTTATCTTAGGAGCTAGCTCTGCATTCTTCCAGCACTTTGTTTTGAAAGAACAGAAGGTACAGGTCTTGGGCATCAAGCGATTACCTGTCTCTGTTTTCTGCCTGTCTATTGTGACTGTCTCAGGAACAGACTGGAACGGTATTTTGAACGGTGCGTCATTGACAATAGCCTCAACACGCTTGTTCGCATCCTCAAGGTATGCCTTGCGGTCTTCAGACTGTTCGCGGGGTGCCTCTACGAAATCCCACTCACCTGTGGATTTGTTGATTACAATCCATCCCCCGAACCGCTTACCTTCTGACTCAGCATATAAGTGTCCCTGCATGACATAACCAAAGGGGTCATCTTCTTTGATGACATCGTAACCACCGCGCCCAGAAAATTTATTGTCGAAAGACCACGGGCTTGCTGTCTTGATATCCCAGACTTCTTCTTCACCATCGATGTTCAAGATGATGTCTAGGGTTCCGTTGACGGTTTGTCCACCCAGTTCGAGGGAACACTTCTTCTGTTCCGCAACCACGTCTAATCCTGCAGCCCGCATCACAAGAATTGCAAAGGCTTCTAAAAGGTCACCAGTTGCGAACCGCACGATATCATTGTAGGCAACATCTTGTTTGTTGCCCTGTTTCTCAAGTTGCTGTTGACACAAAGGGCGACCTACACCAGACATACGAACCCGGTAGTCTCCCCTACTAGAGAACTGCTTTCGCATTGCTGCTTTACAATCCTCGCCAAACTGTTCTATCAGATGTTCGAGGCGAGAAGAGTCAATCTCTCCCCGCCCCGCTTTCTGTAGGAAGTCTTGGACTTCTACGAGTTGTATCATGCTAGCCAGCTAACCGTGCTGACAGGTCAATGTCTGCTGATGATGCTGCTGCCTTTTGAGCGTTCTTGTACTCAGCGAACACAGACTCATTGTGTGCGTTGACAGTATCAGCAAAGTCTTTCATCAAGGCTTTGTCAGCATCTGTATCCGTCACCTCTTTCACGAGTGAAAGTTTTGGTGTCCAGTAGATTACACCGCCGTTCTTTTGCTTCTCTGTTGTGAGTTCAATCAGAGCATTGTGCATCAGAATCTTACGGTCTGTAAGCTGCTTCTGAATGAAGTCATTTACAGGACGGTATCCAGAACGCTTGAAGTATGCCATGAACGGCATTTGCTCTACAGGTGCTACAGTACCATCTGCGTATGCTGCTTCAGGTGCGTCAATGATTCCGTAGATTACCTGATTACAGCTAACTGAACGGCTCAACAACACACGAGGGTCATCCTGTCCAAGAGCTTCTTCTTCTTGACGTGACAGACGACCACACTTATTACCGCCCAATGTATCAGGGAATTCACCAGCTAGCTTTCGCTTCTGCACAGACTTACAGGAGAACTTACCTTCCTCTTGGTCCCATACAGACCACTCGAAGGTTCGCAGCAAGGGGCGGATTTGTACCTTGTCTGAGTAGACAGGGGCTGAACCGTTCCAGATGCGCCATGCACCGCGCCGCAGCAACGTGCCATCATCTGTTTCTGTGTCATAATTAATATTCAATCTAGGCAAACCCATCTTAGGCTTGTTGTTTGGGTCAGCCTGTCCACTCATCTCCATGAGTGCTTCTTTATTGCCTGACTGGAATGCTGTCAGGTAGGTGTTCATTTCATCATTTAACATTTCAAGTTCGTTACTCATAATCGTAGATTCCTTTTCTATGAGTGTTAAGCGTAAAGGGATTATACAGTTAATACCTCTTCCAAGTCAAGCCAGTTTTTACCCATTTTTAGTTCGATTCCAACTGGCATATCATAGGTAATCCCATACCTATTCTTTGATTCCAACGGGATAGCTAACATACATTCAGCCATCACGTCAATACATTTTTTTTCCTCGCTGGGATACACGTCCATGACGATGGAATCGTGAACCGTGTTGCAGATAACCGAACGCAGGTTTAGTTCGCGAACTCGTTTATCTAACATAATCAAGGACATAGGCAGCAGGTCAGCAGTTGCAAACCCTTGAACCGGATAGTTGCAGATGGCGGTGCGGTCTGTTGCTGCACCCCAGTCTGTCCACTTTGCATGCGGGAAAGCGTATTGCCTGCCCGAAGGAAGCTGGATGTACTTCTTGGTTACCGCGTGTTTCTGCAGATGTTCGTGCCACTTGGTAACATTGTTATACTTTTCCTTGAACGCATTGTAATATCGTTTCTGGTCATCTGTACCAGACACACCGCCATACAAAGGTTTGAATGTGTGAGCCTTGGCATCTTGCCGCGAACACCCTATGACACTGGCAGTATAGCTATGTACATCTGTACCGGCATCCACATCAGTCTTGATACCCTCATCATCTGCAAGGAAACCAGCTACCCTGAACTCTAGCTGGGCATAATCCCCTTCGAGTATCGAACCGCCCTCGAACCTGCTTTCAACAGCCCGCCGTATAATGAAGGTAGTACCTCGTGGCATATTCTGAAAGTTAGGATTGCGGCTCGAAAGGCGACCCGTCGCCGTAACACACTGCATAAATTCTGTGTGTATAAAACCCTCGCCATCCATATTGTTTTCCATGCCCTCGACAAACGAACGAAGGTAGGTGCGAACCGCACTGTATCTGATATAAGCTTCTGCAAATTCACGGGCTTCTCCTCTCAGGGATGTGAACATACTCTCTAGGGTTTCTTTATCTGTCTTGAATCCTGCGGCAGCCACATCGTAGGGGTCACGAGGAACCAGCTTGAACCCTGCAACCTGACCAGTCGATGTATAGCGCACACCGGCTCCCTGACAGGGCTTACAGATTCTAATAGCCTTACCTAGTGTTCCATCCTTCTTGCGGGCTGTATAGCGTCCTACGCCGCCGCAATCGGTACACTGACTGCCACGGGTCTTGAATAGTACATCCGTCTCGTTTACAACGTTGCGTTTGAAGTCGGCACGACTCATCCGTGTGCGGCGTTTTGGTTTGCGTCCTGCACCGCGAATCTCGTGACCCAAGTTAAACAGACCAGCCCAGCGGGACTTGTCCTTTACCTTACAGGAATAGAACAGCTTGGAACGGTCATCTGGACTGTCGAGGTTGATGGGGGTGTCACCCATAGCTTCCGCAGCCAGTTCTTGTAGCCGCCGTTCGAGGGTAAACAGTTCATCCTCGTATTCGCGGCGAATGTCAGATAGTGTTTGTCTATTAATCTTGATGCCGTTCCGTTCGATGCGGGACAGCACATCTGTCATCTCAAGCGACAGACGCAAAGTGGGCAAGAGTGTTTGGTTGTTCATTGAATAGTTCCTCAAATGTAGTGCCAAAGGCTTCGAGTTGTGCAAGGGCTACTTGCTCTGTGGAAATGACATCAGCCTTTCCATACGTTTCTATTATTTCCCAAGGTATGTCGTAGAATGTTTTGCCTTCTTTAAAGTACGGCGCAACGAGGTCTTTCTCTTTTTGCACATCACTATACTTTTCTGCAAGAGCAGCAAGTGAAAGAGGCCACCTCTGGGAGCGGGCAAGAATATATTCTGCAACCATTGTATCATATACGTGTCCCTCATAAACGAACCCGCAATCGCGAATCCAAGATAAATCAAACTTTATGTTTTGTCCCACAACCACGTCGGCTTTGTCAAGAGCAGCTTGGAACAGTTCGAAGGCGAACTCATGCGGTTCGCGAACACTGTGGTAATAGCAGTGATAGTGGACGTGCTGCTCGCCCAACCACTTGTAACCGTTTGAAACTAAAGAGTTTCCGAAGTATGGCAAGGCAGTTGTCGAACCATTGGCTTTGGGCTTGTGGGTTGTTTCCACGTCAAAGGTCAAGACATTCATTAGTAATACACCCCCCGCTGCACATCAATGTGGCTGGTAAACATACCGTGCCAACCATTGAGTTTGTTCTTTGAAATGCAGATGTGCCGTGTGGTGTTCTCTTCTTCTGACGTACCGGTCTTGCCGATACCGATGATAACATCTGCCTCGCCAGCCTTACCGGTTCGCGAACCGTCTAGCATAGCATAGTCGATGAACTGACGGTCATGTGCCTCAAAGCTTGCCTGACTAACTGACCACACCAGTAGTTTGTTACGCTTGGCAATCTCACGAGCCACGACATATGTTTCCTTTAAGCGTTCATCCCCACGGTTGAACTCACCAGATACCTTGAACTTGTCTAGCTGGTCACAGAACATTACGTCCGGTTCGTTTAGCTGGGCGTATTCGTTTAGCTCTTCCATTGATGTGCCAACCGAATCCATCACAGTGAGGTATGGGGCAATCTCTTCTGCGTAACGATGGGACAAGGCATCCGCACCTGCAGCCATTTCCTCTCGTGTCAAGCCAAAGAAGCTTTGGATAATTCTTAGCTTTATCTTTTCTGCCGGTTCCTCGTTCGCCCAATAGACTACCTTATGTTTTTGCTTGACGTAACTAGCGGCAACAAAGGCACAGAAGGTTGTCTTCCCCACTTCGGGGCGGGCAAAGATAATCCCAAGGTTACCTCTGTCCATACCGCCAAGGTGTTCTGCCATCAAGTCCCAAGTGAATGGAAAGTCTGGTTCGCCAACCTCTTCTTCCATTAGCTGAACAAAGTCTTTGTCCATTTCACTGTAGGTTGTCTTGTCGGACATGCGACCATCTTCGACCATATCAATCAGGGTCTTGAGTTCGCCAAAGTGTTCGGACTCACCAGTGAAGATGGCAATAGCCTTCTCCCCAATCTGTCTTGCACGGTCACGAACCCAGAAGTTCTTGGTCACGTCTAACTCTAGGTCACCTGCTTCACTAACGTGTTCGCTAAGTTGGCTAATGATTTCAAAGACTTCTTGCTTTGCACTGTGAGGCATAGCAGGGTTCCTGTCCATGAACAGGGAATCCAACTGGTCACGCGACAGGTTCGTGGCGTAGTTCTTGTGGGCATAAGTGATGGTATCGAACAGGGTTGCATAGCGTCCCTCGAACATGTCGCGGGATATAATGTTCTTTACCTTGTTATAGAAATCATTGTTTAAAATGAATCCCAGAACCTGCAGTTCAATTGATATATTTCTCGAAGGTTGAGTGTCGTTCATCATTGGTCATATCTTTCACATCTTTGTTTAAAACAATTAAATTAGTAGGCCGTATAGCCTGCAGCCTGCGAACCAGTTCGAGGGCTTTCTTTGTAGCATCCTTGTCCAAAGCGACCAGCAATCTATCATACTGACGCAAAGTTGGCAAGTGACTGTCTTGTAGGTTGGTTCCCAAGAGGGCTATCCCCGAAAGAAAACTAGATACACTGCAAGCACTAGCACAGTCTTCCAGAATAACTCCGACACGGCTGGAGCCGCAAACGAAAGGATTACCTGATTTTCCATATCTCCACCATTTTGGTTTGGCATTAACTAAACTACGACCTGCCGCATCAACTGTTCGCCTACCATCTTTAATCAGATAAACAACACGGTTCATGCGGAAGTCATAACGAATATCGACACGACCAGCAAGGTACGCATCATAGGCATTGACCCTCTTCAAGTATCGCACGGCTTCTTCACTGCGCGACACAGGGACAACGGTATCAGGAAGCTGAAACTCTTGTTCGCAAAGGGGTTCGCGAACTGGCATCGTCTTCTTCAGCAGGGGATGGTAGGGTGTATCGTTTCTGATTCGGAAACCAGTCCGTCCACGAACTCCACAGTCTGCATGAAAACAAAACCATAGGCGTTCGCCATTTGTATCTGAAACGCTAAAGGTATTCTTCTTGGCACACGCAGGGCAATCCATCCGTAGACGACCTTCCGGTGCAATTGTCAAACCGTTCACATAATCTTTTAGCCAAGCTGTCATGGGCTTCTCCTATGCCCCGACAAATAACCCACAATAAAAATCGTGTCAACTACATTTTTTTGTTGACGAACGCTTGACAGGCATGATACGCATTATGAACAGTAACCATATAGGGAACCCTATTATGTCTTTTAATATTAAAATAAACCCTATAGCTAAACTATTAAGGGATAAAAAATACAAACATAAAACTGTCCCAGATAAAAAGAAATCTAAATTAGATAAACTTGCAAAGAAGGAAATGAATGATGGGAAGACCGGCAAAGATACCTGACCCAACGAAGACGTATAACCTGTTAATGTCTGTCGAACAATATGACAGTCTAGCAGGACACGCTGCACGATTGCAAAAGAAAAGCTTGGAGCAAGTTAGTGTAGGTGATTTAATGCGTGACGCAATCGAACTTTACATTGAAGCATTGGATGAAGATAATGACAAAGCATCTATACAGACTAAGAAACCTACCATCGAAGTATGGCAACGCAAAGATGGTTCGTGGATTGTCAACGCACCGATATCATCTGTTCGAATCGGAGAGACTGACCGCGAACAGGTGAAGAAAAAGAATTGTGTAGATTACTTAATGGACATTTCCGTGTTCGTGGGAAAAAGTGAAAATGATTGCAGAAAGTGGCTTGACAACAACCGTGAGAAGCTGGTAAAACTAGGGACACCTTACGAGGTTGCTTAAATTATGGAGCGTGACAGTAATGTCTGTACTTTAAATTTAAGTTCGTAGGGTAGCATAGTCCTGAAGTGGAGAATGTCGCTGAAAAGTGACCGAAACAACAGGATTTTGAGCGTGGTAACACGCTGCATAAAAAGAGTTAGAACAGATTGCCTCATGGCGATTACTCTGCACTCTTAGTAAAAGCAAGGGGAGTGGTTACCCTTTGTTTCCTTGGTTGGTTGGGAAGCGAGGTCAGATTTATTTCTGGCCTCGTTTTTTTTTGTTGACACCCTTTTTTGTTTCCGATATTGGTTACTAATCAACAGCCGATGGAGAAATGAAATGGCTAAGAAACTAGAGAACATGACACCTGATGAACGCATTGCTTACTTCGCAGCCTTGCGTGAAAAAGACCGCATCCAACGCCGTAACCGCATAGCAAAGTTGTCCCTCGACCAGCGGGTTGCTGTCATCAAGGTATATGAGTTGCTAGACGAGATTCTAGAGACTGCTTTGTATCCTGACATGGGCGGTATCAAAGCTGTTACTGCCCACGACCTACAAGAACTATCTGATGCAAAAGACAGGTTGCGCCACGAGTTTAACTTTGATGTGCGGGAGCAGGGATAATGGCTAATCCCTCATGGTACGTTATCCAGCATCCGTTCACCAGACCGATAGTCAGCAACCCGCACCCATCCAGTTCGTTTGCTCTAGATGCAGCCGACAAGGTACACGGTGAAAGATTACGCCGCGTGAGGGTTGCAGACAACGAGGTCTGGGTTGGTGGTATTATTGTTTGTAGCCGTAGGAGGGCTATGCAATACAAGTTCAAGATAAAAGACTGGGAAGGCAGATATTATGCTTGACTGCCAGACTTTGGTTTGTTTAGGTAACCAAATGCCCGACGTGGGAATGGACGACCTGTTTGTTATAGGGTATCTGGTGGTGAGTTTAGCTATAGTTATTTATCTGGTAATAGATACATTGAAGGAGTATTAATATGTCTGAAAGAACTTGGGAAGTTAAGGTAGAGGCGACAACAACTCGTGAAGTTATTGTCCACGCTAACACAGAATATGAGGCACAGATAAAAGCCCAGATAGATATGGTGGGCTTAGTCGGTGGTGAAAATACCAAAGTGTTGAGAGTACAGGAGATAACCGATGAGTAATTACGACAACCTTAATAGGGAGTGGGTGGGTTCTATTGCAAAGCGACTTCAGATGCTAGGCAAACCTATTCCCGAAGAACTCCAACGAAGGGCGGACAAACTAGGACTGGATGTACGACTTTTCCCTTCTAATGACAAGGAGACAACCGATGGCAACGATAATTAGAACCTGTCTCGCCTGTAACGGTGGCGGCATTGCCGAATACGACAAACCGGTCACAGACTTTGCGAACGGTGGCTGGATAGATAGCACCTATGGTAAGTGTGATGTCTGTGATGGTGAAGGTGACCTACATGTCCTATCTGAATTTACCAGCTTGGATATCTTGGCGTTCCTAAATGAATCAGCTAAAATCTTAGAGAATGCCGACATAGTTGACAGCACGTTAGATGACATATATGGTCACGTTAAAGAAGCAAAAGATAAGATAAGAGAATATATCAAATTTCATGGTTATGATGGAGACGACAGATGATAACGCTTAACCTACCAAAGAAACAAGTCAACGCCATACTGGTAGCACTCGACACTGAAATTGACTACATATTTGATACACACGGCAGACCTGATTGGGAAACATTCCCTGAGTTTGCTGCAATGCTGATGGCTTACCACACGACACGTTCCAAGTTCGAAGAGGCTAAATATGCCGAAGAAGCGGCGTTGCGTATCAAGGAAGATTATGATGCGTTTGAAACAGAAGTCGGGGATTTCTAAATGAGCGACATTTCAATTATCTTAAAGTACATCATAGATTACGGTAACGCTGGTCTTTTACCTAACCAAGACGGTAACGGTGGCGAGGTGTATGAAGCGGCGTTGCGTATCAGGAAAGAATTAGATGAAGTATACGAAGGCATTTCAAAAATTCGTGTATTTCAACCCGAAAGGAAAAAGCATGGGTAAGGTCAAAGCTTGGGCAATGCAACTAGAAGAAGATTTCTGGTATCTTGCCAACAGTAAGATAGGCAACTGCGAGTTCTTTGGCGAGTTCATGCAAGAGATGGAACCGCACCGCGATTTTTTGGGCTTGCACAACGACAGAGAATATGCTGATATGTTGCGTGAAGCTTGGGACAACTACTGGAGTAAGTACATATGAGAAACTATTATCCAAATGGTGCTAGTCCGTTCGCGGCTCTGCAACCCTTGAAGGAAAAGATGGAAGAGGAGCGGCAAAAAGAACTTATTAAACAGGGCGAAAAACACCTGAAAGAATTTCGTAAACGAAGCGAGGCCATGAAAAAGGCATGGGCAAAGCGCAAGGAAAAAGAAGCAGCGCAACCTGTCTTGATAACCAAAAAACTTCAGTTTGAAAACAAACAGGCGTACCAAGATAGACTAGAATTTCTGTCAAAGCACCCTAACCAAATGACTGCGTACGAAATGATGTCTAGCTACTTTCTAGATAAATTGTTTTGGAAAATATTTGGGTCTGGCTGTCATGCGTTAAAGGTCAGGAACTTTAAAATCCAAAAGTGTTTGTGGGATGGAACTTACATGAGCAATTCCGGCAAAACAAGAATGGGCAGCTATACACCTTACTTTGAAATAACGAATGAGGTGACAGGTAAAGAACGCGAGATAGGAACACAGTCCGTTCTTGCACACATAAACCGACAAGACAAATACGGTACTAACAGACGCAACGACCCTGA